CAAGGATCACTTGGCAGCGATATATTTTTCCGTAATAAAGGTTCTGTGGCATTTACCGTTACAGATATTAATGGTTTAAATGGCGTTACAGTTAATTCTGGTGTAACAGTTTATTTTTACCTAACCAATAATACCGCTAACGTTAACGGTAGCTGGGGCGTTATTACCTTAGGCACTGGTACTTCATCTGCTGATGCGTCTTCGTTGGCTGGCGCAGGATTGACCACGGTATTGGGACAACTAGCTGTTACTAGTAACGTTGTTGAAACATCAGTATCACCTTCAATTACAAATAGTAGCCGAGCTAATACATACGTATGGGTTGGTGGCGTTGGCACATTCACACTACCAAGCCTTACCACTTTGTCCCCCGGTTGGTGGATTGGCTTTAGAAACGGCGGAACTGGTACACTTACAATCAAGACAACCACGCCATCGGTTATTAACGGCTTGTCTAGTATTACTGCTAACCCCGGTGATTCTGGATTTATTTACTACGAATCAACCACTGGTAACTTCTTTACGGTTGGTTTAACAAATCAAAACAACGTCACCTTTACCTCTGGAACGTATGACGTTGATAGTATCACTGGCAGCACGTTTAATTTAACAACGTACGCACCAACCATTCAAACCTATGTTGCCCTATCTGGCACACGTACAACAGGTTTAAGTATTACGCTTCCAGCAATTACCCAGCTGTATGTATTAATTAACAATACAACATCAGGTTCTTATAACCTTTCATTTAATACAACTGGTAGTAGTTCTGCTGCAGTGGTTTTATCGGCTGGTCAAGTAGCATTAGTTCTTAGCGAAGCGTCTGGTCTATTTACGCTTTCAACGACAAACGCCGGAATATTTTTAGCACAAAATGGATCTGCCACAGCGCCCTCGTTTTCTTTTGTAAATGATAGTGCAACAGGTATGTATTTACGCGGGACAAGTATTTTAGGTGTGACCGCAAACGGAACAGAAATATTAGATTTAAACGGCACAAATTCATTGGCTCCTGTAATTAGCACTCCAGCATCACTTTCAGTTGGTGGGTCAGTAACTGTTACTGGTACGCTTACAGCAAACCTTATTAGTGGCGGGACGTTCTAATGGCTGTCGCGCCAGCACAACCAGCGCAACAGCAACAAATTCAGCCCCAGTATAGTCAAGTTTACAAAATGGCTTTACCGGGCGGGATAAAACGCGACGGTACTATATTCGAAACACCAGAATACACTGATGGTGTATGGTGCCGTTTTCAGCGTCAAGTGCCTAAGAAAATGGGCGGCTATCAAGAAATATTCGCTACGTTTGACGGCATCATGCGTGGTATGACCATGAATGGTTACAATGGCGTAAATTATGTGTTTGCTGGAACTCGAGTTGGTTTAGATGTATTTGCAACTGGACAATCATTAGGAATTGGTAGCGGACCATACCGCGCAGTATTTATTCCCGGTTATTCTCAGTTTCCGATTGCCAATACAACCATTAGTGCTAGCAATACAACGTCGTTTACAATTAATAGTTCTAATGCAACCCCAACTAGTTATACACAGCCATTTTCAAATGGCACACAAATTATTTTTTCACAAAGTGGCACTGTAGCACCGTATACAGTAACAAATTCTACATTCACATCACCTAATACAGTAGTCACTTTTACACCAGCGCATTCTGGTTCTATTAGTAATGTGTGGTTGTATAACTATAACTTTTCAGCAAACAGCAATTTACTTTGGCAGTTCGATTATCAATATAATCCACAGGGCGGAGCGCTTAATTTGCTTGCACACCCCGGTTTAAATTTAAACAATATTGATAATGCAATTAAATCTCAAGTATACATTGGTTCTATTTTACCCAATTCGTCCGAACAGTGGACATTTAATGGTTTAGCTGATACTAGCGGCACATCACCAACATATCAAGCTATTGCAGTAGACGGAGGTGTATGCGCCTTGCACCCATTTATTTTTGTGTATGGTTCTAACGGATTTATTGCTAATAACAACGTCAGTTCAATATATGCCAACCAATCTTTGACCGATTGGAATGGACCATTAGCAAACCAAGTTAACGTTGCTACTGGTAAAGTAGTTTTTGGTATGCCAATCCGCGGTGGTGCATATTCACCAGCAGGATTGTTCTGGGCAACCGATAGTTTGATTCGCGTGCTATTTACTGGCAGCGCGCCAAACTATTGGACATACGATATTGTTTCTAGCCAGATCTCTATTATGTCATCTCAATCTGTTGTTGAGATGGATGGATTGTATTATTGGATGGGTGTTGACCGTTTCTATTTATACGACGGTCGTGTTACGGTTGTGCCAAATGATAAAAACGTAAACTGGCTATTTAACAACCTTAATTATCAACAGCGCCAAAAAGTATGGGCGACCAAAGTTCCACGTTACAATGAGATTTGGTTCTTTTATCCCCGTGGCACAGCGACAGAATGTACTGATGCTATTATTTATAATGTCAAAGATAAACTTTGGTATGACGCTGGCCAAGCTGTTGGCGCACAACGTTCTTGCGGATACACCACAGAAGTGTTTCCAACACCGCTGTGGGCAGATTGGAATTATGACGTAACGTTTAGTCAAGACTACGTTACTATTAATCATCCAGCTTCATTGCCTGCAGCAAATTCCAGTCAGTTATATTTTGCTGGCGATTTAACACCAACATTTTATCCCGGGTCTTATCTAACATTTAGTCAAGCGCCGGGAAATGCAGTATTTCAAATTGCTAATGCTAAATTTTATTCTAATGCAGCAATTGGCGCTAATGGTGTAACGTTAGTAACCAGCGCTACATCGTTTGGCGTGGCCCCGTTGGCAAACACTTTGGCGTATCAAATTCAAGGTGGCTACCCAATCTGGCAGCATGAAACTGGGCTAGATCAGGTATCGTTTAAAGAACAAACTGCTATCTATTCAAGCTATACTACTGGCGATATTAGCTGGGTTGGCGGTACAACGACACCAGCCAACACACAAGCTATCGGTAATAATCGCCGTATGCACATTCGACGCATTGAGCCTGATTTTGTGCAAGCTGGCAATTTAAGTTTAACCATTATTGGTCGTAAATTTGCTGCATCACAAGTAGAAGATTCAGGACCATACGTATTTAGCCCATCTACTGAAAAAATTGATTTGCGCGTTGAGCATCGTGAAGTTCAATTTCAGGTAGTATCTAACGAGATTGGCGGTAACTATGAACAAGGTCGTTTATTAATTACCCAAGAGTTAGGCGATGAGCGTCCTTAAGGGCCAACAGTTTTTTCCGTTTTTGCCAGACTATTCTAGCTGGGATGAATTTAATGGAAATCTGGTGTTGTTTTATAGCCAGACCCATATACCGTTTGCTCCAGAAGATGAGTGGCAAAAGGTTGCTAGAGAAATAGCGCAGTCTGCAGCGTTTCAACCGTATGGTACGCCAGACCCGCAGACTTACGATAGCTGGCAAGATTGGGCGCATGAGTTTGGAAATTTAGTTAATGGCCCTTTAAAAAGATAGGGCGTAAACACTCTTATTTTTGCATTAGTGTATGTAGGAATAGGGGAAAATGATGATTACATTTCAAAAAGAGGCGCCCATGCCTTTTGCCAATGAAGCGATGCAGCTGTTCAAAGATCACTATGACGAGATCGCTGAACGTACAGATGTAATAGAATTGGATCCAAACCTTGAGCAGTACAATATGTTGTACGACAGGGGTATGTTAGAAATCCACACCGCCAGAGATGACGGCAAATTGATTGGTTATAGTTTATGGTTTGTTATAAACCATATTCACTATAAAAAAAGTTTAACAGTTACTTCAGACGTTTTATACATTAGTCCGAATTACCGTAAAGGTATGCTGGGCTACAAATTTATAAAATGGACTACTGAAGAAATTAAAAAACGTAAACCTCAGCGCATTCAATTTCGTATTAAACCATTTTTAGATTATGGTAAATTGATAGAACGACTTGGTGGTAATTTTTTTGAGAAAACATATTCGATAGTAATGGAACAATAATGGGCGGAACAGTAGATTTAATAGCAACACCGGTTGCTGATTTTTTAGGATCATCGTTTGCTGGAGATTCAGCATTTACGCTGGCCTCATCTGACGTTGCCGCTCAAGCTGCTGCCGGATATATTTCAACAGCCGACGCCCTTGCATCAGGTGCTGCTGTTTCTGATTTAGTGTCTGCCGGAGTATCTGCTTCAGATTTAGTTGCAGCTGGCGCATCTGTGCCAGAAATGGTTTCAGCTGGTGTATCAGCAAGTAGTATGTTATCAGCTGGTGTGCCAGTAGCAGATATGGTTTCAGCTGGAATACCAGTATCTAATTTAATGGCTGCTGGAATATCTGCTTCAGATATGGCTTCTGCCGGTGTAACTGCAAGTCAAATGTTATCCGCTGGAATGGCACCAACCGACCTTATTTCCTCAGGTCTTATTACTGACGCTGGTGGTGGTAATCTTTTAGATGCTTCAACCGGTGAAATTTTAAATTCATCAGGTAATACACTTTTAAGTACAGCGCAAGAAGGTATAACTAATGCAAATAGTTTAACCGGCGCTACTACAGACGCATCCGGCAATATTACTCAAACATTTGATGATGGCTCTACCCTAACGACAGATGCCCAAGGTAATGTAATTGAATCTACTCCAGCTACAGATACTGAGGCAACCCCTCCAACTGATGGTTCGCAAAGCACTCTTGGTAAAGTATTTAACAATAAAGTTATAGGTACTCTTGCAAATCAAGCATTAAATACTTTATTAGCTCCTTCTGCTCAAACGTTAGGAACGCACACAAACCAAGGCTCCGGCACTACAAATTCTGGTTTGTCTAATTTAAATACCGGAACCAACACTGGAACAAATACTGGCACATCATCTAGCCAAGTTATTCAGCCGAATTATACACCGGGTAAAATGGGAACAATTAACCCAGATCCTGCGGCGTTTTCAAATAATCAACCATTATACAATACTGATATTCCTTCTGCAGGAGTTACTGCCCCTGCAACTCCTATGACAACTCCTACATTAGCGGCCGGTGGATCAGTTCCGGGATATGCTGAAGGTAGTAATGTGGAAGAATATGATTACGCGGCAGGTCCTGATAAAATTCGTTATCCAGATAGAATGCTATCAATGGGTAAACACGCAAGTTTAAATATACCAACTTATCAAGCTGAAAATATTGCAGCTATTGGTCCACATTTTTCGCCATTTCATTTTAATACTGGCGGCGGAGTAGAAACCAATGAAGGTATTCATACACCAGAATTTTACAGCGAAGGCGGTTTAAAACATCGATATGTTCAAGGTAATGGAGACGGCACATCCGATGATGTTCCAGCTATGTTAGCCAATGGTGAGTTTGTAATTCCAGCTGACGTAGTATCTTCGTTAGGTAATGGTAGTAACGATAGTGGTTCTAAAGTATTAGATAATTTTTTAGAAACAATCAGAGAACATAAACAAAAACATGACGCAAAACATCTACCACCGGATAGTAAAGGTCCGTTGGCTTATTTGTTAGAAGCTAACAAAAAGGTTAAAAAATAATGGCCGGCTTAAGTAATCTATTAACTAATACGACAACAGCGCAAACAACGCTGCCATCTTGGTATTCTACTGCACAACAAAACGTTGTAAATAATGCTGTTTCTGGTGCAGCAAACGCGCCAACTTTGCAAAACACTGTTGCTGGGCAAGCTATTAATAATCTTAGCGGGCCAAACAATCCATTCACCCAAGCACAGGGAGCTTTAGGAACTATTGCTTCTGGAGCGGCGAATCCATGGATTGTAAACCCAACAACTGGTCAAGTTACACCAAATACCAGCACTGCGTTAGGTGGTTTATATGCTGCTCAAAACCAACAACTTCAAACTTTAATTCCACAAATTACTGCCCCCGCTGACGCAGCTGCAGTTGCTTCTGGGCAGTTTGGTAGTTTACGTGGCACAACTGCTGCCGATACAGCATTAACAAACGCACAAGCAAACCTTGCTGCTGCTCAAATGCAATCTGCTTTAACAAACCAGCAAACTGGTGTAAACGCAAGCACAGCACTTGGAAACATTGGGCAGCAAGGAACTGCAACAGAAACAACATTGGGTCAAGCTCAACAAGCAGCTCCCCTAACATCAACTGCCCAATTGGCAAATATTTTATCTGCCGTAAACCCAGGCGCAACAACCACAAATGCAACTCAATTAGCCCCAATCAACCAAATTGGGGGTTTGTTAACCGGTTTAAACACTGGTACACAAGGATTAAATGCGTTGCTAAATACAATTTCTCCAGGAACAACAATTGCTAGTTTAGTTGGTGGTTTATTTGGCAATAGCACTCCGGGTGTTGGTCAAACTACTGACGCAAACGGAAATGTTATAACTGATCCAACATACGGAAATACCGCGGCTAGCAGTGTTATGCAAAATGCTATTCCAGATGGAGTAACTGTGGACCCAACAACAGGTATGGGATCAGATGGTGTAGATTATTCATACTTATTGCAAGGGCCTTGATAGGAAATAAATATGCCAACTAGTACAACAGGCGGATTGACTTTAGGTTTTGATACAAAAGGTGAAGCTGTTCCAAAGGGTAACGTTCCTTTAGATCAAGCATCTACACAACAATTGCTTGCTAATATGCAGCAAATGATTGACCAACGTCAAAGTCCTTTAAACCAAATTATTGAAGGTATAAAAGATACTTCAGCATGGGGCGCGGGCGGAACAGAAGGTCCAACCCGTGCTTTAGCTTTACGTGCTGCAGAAAAAAATAAAGAAGAGCAAGAAGATTTAATTAGACGCCAATCTATTGCTGCTATGCGTGCTCAGTTAGCTAATCAGCAACAAGCCATGAATTACAACTTAGGTTTGCCTGCCGGTACAAGCACACAATCTGCAACAACCGGCAATGCTCCAACACTTGGCGGCACAGCAACGCAACCAGCTGGCGGAAGAAAATCTCCTGTTCAACAAAAAATTGATAGCTTACCACCAGCGTTACAAGCTGTTGCATACGGCTATCTTAATAAACCTGTTCCAGATTTTGACGCTATTGATAGAATGGTTGAAGAATATGAAACTAAAGGTAAAACTGAATTATTAAAAAATATGGCTGCAATTAATGCCATGCCTGAAGGACCAGAAAAAGACGTTCTTAAACATCAAGTGCTTGAAAAAGGTTACGGCGTATTTAAGACAGTTAAAGATGGCTTTGAAGTTCCATACAGCCCGGGTATGGGCGGGGCTCCTTCAAGTCAAACTACACCATATACAACCGGTGAGCAAGGAACTGCTGTACAAGTTGCTTCTTCGTTAGGTGTTCCAATTATTAGCGGTGACCGCGATTGGGACAAACAATATAATTTATATTTAAATAGCAAAAAACCTGGTTACAACGGACCTCCTGTAGCTTTCCCTGGTTACAGCCAACACCAAACTGGTAACGCAATTGATGTGGGCCCAATAACTGCAGATCAACGTCAAAAATTAATTGATGCTGGATTTACACAACCAGTTCCAAATGATAAAAATCATTGGGAATTAACTAAACCTGGCGCTAAAACAACAGAACCAGCATACACTGGCGGTTTGCCACCAGGTAGTTCTGCATCTGCTGAAACATTTACTAAAAACGTTCAAGCTAATAACGAAGATTTTAATAAAAACACAGGCGGTAAACTTGGTGAACAAATTTTAAATGACAAAGATAGGGTACGCTATTTAGATGATGCCCTTAAAATTGTTAGTGATCCCAAATCTGATATTGGTCCAGGATCTTCTTTCCGTCAAGCCATTACACAAGCTAAAGGATACTTTGGCGATTTGTCAGACGAACAATTAAAAGATTTAACAACTAAAAACGTTGTTGATCAAGCTCTTAAAAAGCAAGTTGTTGGTAATGTTAAAACTGCTTTGGGTGGTCAATTATCTGACCGTGACGTTGCAATATTTGAAAAAACTATTGGTAGTATTAATGATCCAAAAGAATTCTTAAAGAGAACTTTAGAGTTTGAAAAAGCATCTATTGTTGCTAGAAATAATTTAAATACGTTTATTACTCGACCAAACGTTTTAGACAAAAAATCTGCATTTGCTAATTATATGAAACCTGGCGGTCTTTATGAACAAGACCTTACAAAAAATTTAGGTGTAAGCGCTCCTGCAGTTAAGGCAGCGGCCGCACCATCTGGTAAGCCTTTGCCAAAAGGTGCTCCTGAAGGTGCACGTTGGGGTGTGGGGCAATATGCTGATAAAGTATACGTAATACAAGATGGCAAAACTTATGAATGGACTCCGGACTAAACCATGGGCTTAAAAAAAGTCGATTACGATCCCTTTAAAGGTAAATTAAAAGAAGTTGAATACGACCCTTTTAAGGAAGAAAAATCTTTAGCAAAAACATTTGAGCCAGCTACTGCATCTGCTATGCGAGCTCTTATTGGTTTAGCTAAACCACCTGCTGCCATAGCAGAAATGGTTGGTTGGGATAAGCCAGCCAAAGATTTGTTAAAAATGGACGAAGAGTTTAAGAAAAAGTCTGGTCTTGGTGGTTCCATATCAAGTATTGTTGGTGATCTTGCCGGCTTTATGTTACCAGCTAAAGAGCTAGATATTGCATATCAAGGTGCTAAAACTCTTCCTAAATTTGCCAAATTGGCTAAAACTATGGAAGGTAATTTTGCTAATTTGCCTAACTGGGCTAAAGCAGCTACAACTGGCGCAGGTGCTTCGTTACTTACGCCTACAGGTAAATCGATTACTGAACCCGGCTATTTTCCAGAAAAAGCAGAACAAGCTGGTACTGGTGCTATCTTAGGCCCTGCGGCTGAAAAGGTGGTTGGCGGGGTGTCACGAGTTCTTTCACCACAATTACAACGTTTAAAAGACCTTGCTGCACAAGGTATTGACGTTTCTCGTTTTCTCAAAGGTGCCAAAGGTATTCCGGGGTTTGAAGATACATCTGGGGCCACTTTAGGACAAACTTTGGGTGGCGCAGCTCAGGCTATTGAAAGAGGCTTGCGTGTATTGCCCGGCGCTGGTATTAAAGGGCAAGCAGAAAGCTCTAATAGAAATTTGTTGGAAATGCTTCGTTTAAGAAAACAAGCGTTAAGCAACCAAAAAGATAGAGAAAATGCTGCATTAAAAGCAACATACGATAGCCGTCAACATCCGTTACAGCAATTAACTAATCAATTAAAAGCAGATAGCAAAAATAGATATGATAAAAATGTTGCTAAACTGCACGAAAATTTAAACAACGAACAAGATCAGTATCATTTAGATGTCCTTAACAAAGTACTATCTCATTTAAAAGATGAAAATGGTCAATCTTTAACTTTGCCAAAAGATGTTGTTGGTAGTAATGCTATCAAACATATTCAAGACAGATTAAGCGAAACTTATAACAAAGCCACTGGTTTATTGGGTGATCCTGAGCTTGGCGGCTCTATTAAAATTACACCAGAATTAGAAACAAAGCTAAAAAAAGTTGTTGAAGATAATCCAGATGTTCCGGGGTTAGACGAAGAAGTTAAAAAGATAATTGCTTTAGGTGGCGATAGTAAACTAATTTCACCAGTTCAATGGCAAGCTCAATTTCAAAAATTGGGGGACCGCGCATACAATTTGCTTACTAAAGGTAATGCAGATGATGTTGAATTAGCTGGTGCCCTAAAAGATATTAAAGGTCATTGGCTAGATCACGTTGGCGATACTGAAGGTGGTCAGTTAATGAAAGACGCTAACAGGGCCTATAGCCAACTGCAAGGTCCTCAACGCGCTGTAGGATTGAAATCATCAATGTTGGATGAAGGTAGATTTACGCCTGAACAATTAGTTGGTGGTTTAAAACCAGAAATGTCTATTAAACGTTATGCCGCAGCAAACGATGAGCAGTTACAAGATGCTTTGGCAGCCGCTAAACTTTTAGACGCAAAAAGACAAAAAATAGAAGATCAAGCTAATCAGTGGAAATCACAGTTAGAAGAGCATCATGGTAAATTAGATGCCAAAGAAAAAGAAGCGCTTGACAAAATAAAGTTGGACCAAAAAGAAGAATTAGATAACGCTTACGAAAATCAAAACGCTAACGTACAAACCCTAGTTAACAAAATAGAATCCGAAAGCACACCTGGAACTATGTTAAACAAAATTGGGTACGAACTTACTTTGGGCGGTGTATTAAGTGGCGGTCTTGGGGCGTTAGGTCATTTTGGTGCACAAAAATTTGGTGCTGGTCCAGATGTGGCAAACATTCTTGCTCCAGCTGCTGCAGTAGCTATTCCTTCCGTGGCAACACGACTTGGCTATACAGGTGGTACAGATCTGTTAAAAGACTTGGCAACAGAGCGTCCAGACTTTATTAAGCAAGCTGGTGAGCAGTTACGTCAAAACTTACCAACTGCTACCGGCGCACTTGTTAATGCGGCGGAGCCAACTGCTTACAAACTTATTGGTGGTGGTAAAAACGTTCAGATTTATTCGCCAGAAGGTTACGAAAACGCGCAGCCTATTCCAACCCCACCACCACAGCCAGATGATCAAGGTAATCTGCCTGTAGTGGTGCCAAAACGTGCTGGTGGTTTAGTTCACTTGCGGTAACGTTTACCGTGCCAACCTTCAGCAGCAAGAGGAAAATCGGGAGCCCATACTGGAGGCGTAGTCATAATCTTAATGACCTGCTCCAACGCGGACTCCCCGTTTTGTTCTTCCACTAAGAGGAGTACCTCATCGTGAATGCTATTGATTACCAGAAAACCATTCGCTTCAAGATTAAGCATAGCCACGGCAAGAAAGTCCCGGGCAGTTCCTTGAACAGCGGATTGAAATATCGAGCTGCCAATAAGAGCGTTGCGGCTCCATTGCCTGCTGTAAGTGTTTTGGGAATGGACGACAACACCCATTTTCTTACTACCCCACGGAGTGGTGAGCAGATCGAGCTCTGGCCTTTGCCAGCAGATAAGTCTGCCTGATGGTAAGCGCATCCATAGCGCCTTGCCATCACACTTCATCACAATCTTGCTACCTGCCGCAAAAGGATTGCCGGGGTTCTTAACCGCATCAATCGCGGCTTTCTCGCAAGCAGCCCATAGATCTTTTACCTTGGCATACGACATACGGTAATTGTCTACAGCATTCTTAGCCTGATTTTCTGTCAGGCTTACTCCCATCCCTTCAGCGTATTTGACAAGTCCTTTAGCCCCTTGTCCGAACATTGCTCCAAGAACTGCCGACTTGGAAACCTGCCGTTGGTCTTTCGTAACCTCATCATAAGGTACGTTATATAAATACTGCGACGCAAAGACTTTGTATTCATCTAATCCCTTTCTGAATAGTTCTACTTTGTCCGTTTGGCTCGCAAGCCATACGCCGACTCTATTTTCGATGGATGAAAAATCGACGTCCACGAAGGTTTGTCCATCTGGCGCACTAATAGCGGAACGCACCAAGCTGGATAGTTCGTCCATCGTACCAACACCTTGCCCAAAAACTTTAGGTATTGCCGATGCAATTTGTCCATCTTCCAAAGTAGGGCGTGCAATGTTCTGAAGATTAAGTCCGCCGCGAGAAGCCCAGCGACCAGTACTCGCACCGTGATAAACCAAAGTATTCCTAATCTTTCCATCTCGTTGTATCTCCAACATCTTAGCGTACTTAGCCACGCTAGTTTGGCTTCCTTCTTGGCGTAATTCTAACGCACGTCTCACATCATCAAATAAGTCAGTAGACACTAACTTAGCTGAAACGGTCTTCTCGGTCAGGTCGGGGAGCTCGGCTCCTCGTTGGTTTAGCCACAGAAGCAATTTAGCACGTTCTGAGGGCTTACAGCCAGTGAGCTGTAGGGTCTCCTCATCTATAGTTTTTTGAGCTCCCTGAACGGCTTTTACGGCGTTTTGGAGCTCGTTTGGATCCACTGGGACCCCACGTAGGTTGATCCGCTGGGTGAGCTCCCAGACACGCTGTTCGTCAGCAGTGAGGGGACGTAGTAGTTTGACAATCGCCATCTCTGTTCTAACGTCTTGGGCACAGTAGTCAAATAGCTGCTGGAGTAATTCTGGGTCATTTTCAAATTCTCCCTTCCTATTGGGTTTACATAACTTCTGAATCAAACGGGCGCCAATGGCGTCTTTTTTATGGGTGCTGTCCATAAAGGCACCAGCATCATCCAAACTCTGTGGCACGTTGTTGGCTGCTGCTATGGCCATGGAGTCAATACACTGCTCTAGCTTTAGTGGTGGCCAGCCGTACTTAGGTACACAGACGCAGCCCCAAATTGCGTACTCGAACATGGCGTTCCATGCTTGGATTTTGCCACCGTTGGCAACATGGTCTAATAATTTAGATAAAAAATGCCCGTAGTGTGGGTTATTAACTTTGTCGGTTACTAACACATTGTCAGGTTGGGTGCCGAACGCAATACACAACACTTCTGTTGTGGGGTCGTTGGCGTAGATGTCTAAGCCCACATCGGGTAGGTTAGCTTTACTGCGGGTCTCAAAGTCGATGCTATAAATCATAAGTGCTCCTAAGGCAAACAGACGCATCTGCGGAAATTCTATTATAAACAAAAAAGGGGCGCTGTACAAGCCGCCCCCAACTCACCGCCATGTGAAAACTGTTAAATCTTTTGTACGGCTAATTGATGCCCAATGTGTTTAATCTCTAGCTGATCGCCAAACACTTTTACAAACGCGTCAATCGCAATTTTGGGTTTTTGGTAATCATTAAAACCCTCTGGCGACCATGCGTAATCGTCAAACAAGAAGATACCTTTTGGCTTGAGTAGACCCCACGCCATCGCAGCATCAACAAACACATCGTCAGCCATGTGGCTGCCATCGATATAAATCAAATCAAACTGCGCCTCTTCAATGATTAACTTGGCTAAGGCTTGATAAGAATAGGTATCAAACACGCGCAGGTTTTGACTTGGCTTTTTAACTTCATTAACATTATCGGTAAATGTTTTATAAAGCCCAGACAGATCCATCTCGCTGTGTTCCATGCTGCCAGTAAAAGGGTCTACGCAGACCATCGTACCATCAGCATCGAGCACATTCTCAAGAAACCAACACGTTGCTTTGCCTTCAAAGCAGCCTACCTCAAGGATAGACTGCCGTGCTGGCAATATCTGTATTAGCTGTGATAGGTGTGGCAGATTGTATGAAAACCAATCTTGTGTAAAGTTCATATTTCGCAAGCGCCCGCTGTACAAGCTAATTGCTGCGCGCCTTCGACGTTGTCTGTGTTTTCGATAAACGCTTCCCAGTCGATTTTGGGTTGCTTGGCTTTGAGTTCTTCGTACTGTTCTTTGGTGCACTCTTCGTACGGGGCTTGGCGATACGTTCCTCCGTCATAGGGAAGATAGGAAACACCAGAGATTTCGTCGAAGTTTTCCCACGTCCATGCTCCGACGCTTGGCCAATCTTTTTCTTCGACTGAGATGGTGACGCTGGGCTTGTGCTCGCACCAGTATCTTTGGTATGTGAGCCAGAGCGCAAGGTGGCTCTGCGGCGTGACGTCGGCACGGGTAATACCGGCAGGAGCTTTTTGAGGAAAGGAGAAAACAATCGTTTGATCAGGTTTGTAAACACATGGTTCATAGGGTACTCCTTGTTCAATTAAAAATTGTGTTAGAGGGTCTTTCTTATCGCCTCTAACTCGTCTGACATAGTATTTACTGTGTCTTGGATGGATTCCAGAAGCCGAGTCAACGAGCTGTGATACTGTTCCGGAAGGCTTAACGCAAGTGATAGCTGCGCTTGTAGGAACTCCAAGTTTAGCAGCCCACTCTGTATTTGTTGCTCTAGCCATTTCTCGTAGCTCGCTGAGGATAGCATTTAATTTGTCTCCTTGTTTTGTGAGAAGGGGATTATCATAGATTCCAGTGAGGGAGACACCCAAAAGCCGTTCCTCTTCAGTATTTCTCTGCCACACCTTCCGCAGATAGGGGAACTTTGTGAAGGTAGACTGGATGGTACCAAGGATAGTGGCGAGGCGCACTTTGCGCAATAAAGTCTCGAGTGTGTCGTCATGTCTTACTACTGCCTCTGTTAGATTACAAAACTGATAGGGGCGCAGAATAATTTCGGAGCAAGGATTCGTACCAAACTCAAAATTAGGATCGCGATGACCATACTTGGCAACAGTTTTCTTAGCAGCTTCGCGATTAAAAATGCCACGCTCACCGGAATGACTATTATACAAACTAAGCCATTCTTCCATAAATTTTCCCACTGTTGGGGTTTCATTGTAAACCGCTGAATTGTTCGCAAGCGCGCGATGCGGCGCCGTTTCCCACCATGGTCCCGCTTTGGCATGTCGAATCCTTTCATCATCCAAATCAGATAACGAGATCATTGCAGAGCGACGCACGCCACCCACTACAACAACTTCACCGATTTTGCACATTAGATCATGGCATTCTAAAGAATGCAAACGACGACCTTTTGCGCTTTTAAATATGGCTACAACAAACTCAAACAAATCGATTAGTGGTTGCGGCCCTGAAGCTCTTCCACCAAATGTTTTGAGTCTTGCTCCCGCAGGTCTAACGTTGCTAACGTCCCACTTTGGAATTTCTCCTGCCCAGAGGTGGGCGAGTAGGAGTCGCAAAGACTTTGCCCATCCTTCTTTGGAGTCATGTACTGCGATTGTGTGCTCGGAATCAAACAAGTTTTCTGGCACTTCTGGCAGGTGGTTAATGTACTTGGATTCAACTGAGAATCCAACACCAGTTCCGCAAAGCAAAATGAACATCGCTTCGTCAAAGCTCTTGGGGTCATCCACTGGCATATAGCTGCAGTTATAGACGCAAGTATTGTCACGATCAGCACTCTTTCCTGCCGTCATCATGGCACGCATGGACGGCATCAATTCTAGGTTATGGATAGCATCAAATAATTCATGTTTTAATTCTTCGTCTTGGGCAATCGCTGGGGTACGGGTAAAAATATAATCCACAAAACGGTTAACTGTTTCTGCCCATGTTTCTCTACGTTTTTTCTCATCTACAAATCGGGCATATCTACTGGCGGCAATGTACTCTTGATACTGATCCATTTATTGTTTTTCTCTAGTTATGGGTTGATAAAAAAGGGAGGCCGCAGTTTCTACGGACACTCCCCTGTACTACTAAACTACTTAAATTGCGAAATCTGCTGCTGCGGATGTTGCTCCGCCTAACTTCTCACCGTCTTCTAATTTCTGGACGTTGTTTAATCCTGCTGCGATACCCTTGGAACCGCTTGCATCGTATGGGTACAAGGTGATTGACGCACGACCAAAGCAGCCGCTGTAAAACTCTTCCTTGTCCATGATTGGATTTAGATCAGCGTCAACGATACCGGGCTTCTCACCAGCGTTAGCGTTAATAAAATAATGGCCAGCGTATACTGGATCATCTTTCTCCGCGTCGCCATCACGCAATCCACCTTTAAGATTCTTAGGCACGCTGCCACCAAAGTAAGTAGCGTTAGCTTGCTTAGTCTCTTCGAATGCTTTGTTAAAACGGGTGATTGTGTCTTTATCAGACTTAGGGATTAGGATTGATACAGAATACTTCAAAGAACCGTTCAATGTCTCAGCTGGTTCAAATACGTGAACGAATGAGAAACGAACTTTGCCAGTTACAAACTTGGTCTTTACTGATTTAACTGCCATAATGATTTTTACCTTTTTACATTTTTAGTGATGGGATTTATAGGGCCCCAATCGTTTCCCTTACTACGCGTCGTACAGTATACCATGCGCCGCTAAAGCCTGCCGCATCGCTAGTGCATTCATAAAGTCTGCATGAATGCCCTTGTCTTCCAATAATTCAGGCTCTTCGAAGATCATATCAGTAATTTCTTCAATGTGCAATCTAAGCTGGTGCACGCCTTCGCGCTCTTTGCCACCTACTAAACCATCAAAATCTTTGTAGAATTTATTAACTAAAATGTCGGGTACTTCAAACTCTGAATCACTGTATTTAACCAACATTGGTGTCCTTCTTATAATTGTAATGTCACCATAACGAGGCCTACGTTACCTAGGGCATACCCTAAGAACGAGATGCCCATGCCAATCTGGCCCTTTATAAAAAATTGAATTGCCACAAATGTGTACACACAACCAATAAAACCAATTAACCATGCGTTCATGCGAAATCATCCTTTGCGGTTTCTTTGACACGCACTAGTTTTGGTGATCCTTCTGGGCGCTGTATCAAGCTGCTTAATATGTTGCTAATGTGATTCTTGGGACCGAGCTTTTCAAGCGCGGTAATTGGCTTGAGCTTGCTTGGCTCCAAGATATCTTGCTCTTTAAATCCATGCTCAAGCAGCACCGTAGCAGCTAACGCTTTGTCTGTGATGGTGCGGTGCGTTATTGATGTGCCGAGTTTATAGCCGGGCGGAATAATGTTTTCTTGAATCGCCTTGTTCAGTGCGTAATCTTCTACATCAGCAGCCCATGTACGCAGGCTCTGCGCTTTACTTAAGACTTGGGCGACTTCTTCTTCGTCGAGGAGCGCTGGTGTCCTAAACTCCATTCTTGCGAGCTCCGAGTTGAAGTCGGCTCGCGCTCTGCACTGCGCTTTGGCTTTGCAGAACTGGCACCATTCGCCGGGGAGGAACTCACCGCTGCCTGCCCACGCTTTTTTGGCTTTGGCTTTGACGTAGTAGTTGGCCCATTCGAGTAACTTACTGAGGCTTGTCCCGTCGGTACTGATACTGTCAAGTCGGGGCTGGTGGATCGTGTAACTGACTTCACGTATGTCCGGCCATTCTTCTTTGAACTTAGACCACGCGCCGAGCGCGTAGAGGCGGAGCTGGGGGTTGTCTTGGGCGTGGATGGGGATGCCTTTTCCGAACTTAAGATCCACAACTCTAATTGAGTGTTTCGAAAGGATGACGACGTCTGCAGTACCAAAGCCGTCAGGAACCCAGTCACTAAAATCCACACGCTGTTCAAAGAGCGGAACATCACCTTCACCAATTTGAGAACGAACATACAAAACGTAATTATCGACGTTAGCCTCGAAATCGGCCTGCTCATTGGATGTATAACTTTGGTAGATTGGGTGGGTTTTGATGATCTCATATTCGCGCTCATATTCGTCATGGCCTATTTGATTAAATTGCAATCGTAATCTAATTTCGCTCAGGCTGTGGGCCAAAGTTCCCTCGGCGGAAAAATCAAATGCGCCTTTAGGTTTCTTTTGTTCTGGTAGGGTTGCCTCGAGTCGGGCAGATGGGGTGCACATCATCCATCGTTTTGATCCTGATGCGGATAACAAGGCGTGAGCAGTCAAAATTTTTTCCTTTTTACAATTTTTCGTGGGGTATCTTTACTAATGCAAAAAAGGCAGCCTTTTGAGCCGCCTTTTTGTAAAAAACCTAAAAATAAATAATTAAGACTTAAGGGCGGAAATTAAATCGGCGATTTCTTTATTAAAATCCACCGCAATTTCTTGTTTAATATTTTGTTTAACATCCATACGGTCTTTGTAGTCTTCGGGATATTGTCCCCGTAACGCAATTTCTGCAACGCGGGAATTAAATGCGCGATTGTCAATGTTCGCTAACATCATGTTTTCCCAGTATGCTTGGCCGTAGGTTGTTGCCATAGACATGGTCTCGGCAAAAAACTCATCGTCTTTTTTAAGGCGTGCAGCAACGTCTTTGCTGATGCCAATTGCGGCGTACATGGCTTTTTGAGATGCGCCCTGTTTACCTAGTTCTAAAACGGTCTCAGCCATTTCCTTGGTAAATGTTTTTTTGTTTGGGGGTGACTTCTTAGCTACCACATTTCCACCTTTTTAGTGCTGCTGCTTTGCGTGTTGGTTTACCATTCTCGTCCTTCATCGGACCGGGCACGCCAGACATGCGAGCGCAGAATGATTTTTTACGAGAACCGCCCTCTGGTTGAGGAGCTTTTAGATGACTGCCGTTTTTGGCATTGTAGGCTTTGCGGCCAGCTGCTGTCATGCCAGCACCTTCTTTGGTGCTCAAATAATGACGACCTTCACCCTTAGTTGTTTTAGCGATTGGCTTGTCGTGTTTTACTGACCCGCCTGTAGCCTTCTTGGCTGTCTTGGCAGAATCAATAAATGCTTGTTTGGTTGGCGCACCAGCTGTGCCGGGCTTACGCATATGTTCGCCAGAGCCACGTGCTATACGTTCCCTCTTTTTTTGAATATTTGCATAGAGTCCGGGTTTGGTGGCCATGGTGTACCTTTAAAATATAACGCTAACGCCAGAACGCTTGAGCTTTAAAACTTCTTCGCGTTGGGCATCGCTTACAAACTTGTTGATTTCAATGGCTTTGTCAATGACTTCATCCATTGTGGGGAATTTTGGTGCTAGCTCTGTGATTTCTTTAGAGGTCTTGTTAAGTAATTCCCAAGCTGCCATGTTGGCATTGTATTGGGTCTCTAAGAAATCTTTAGCTGCGTTGAAAACGGAAAAGCGTAATTCGTATGCGTTCATGTATTTCTCCTGTGTGTATAGTGTGTAGGTGCTGGTCTTTCCCAGCCGTCATCCCAAACGTCTCTGGGCAAATGCAGGGCTTCTTTACGCCCGCAGGAGCGTCTCCCGACGAGTCCTATATCTACTAATGCAAATAAAGGACTCAATCCGCCCTAGTCTGGCAGGATGATGGTTCTTTTGGGTTTTGAGGGTGGTCCAGCTTCCCGAGCCTTCTGCTCGTTTTCCATCATCTTTCTAAACATGGGCATCATCTCGTTGACAATACCCTTGGTCATTGCCTCAGCTAACAGGCGGTGCTCCATCTCCTGCTCTGCGGTTGTCTTCTTGGTTTTTTCATCAATGTTGTCAGCAATCTTGGTACTGAATTTACGATGCTTTAAAAACTGGCGAATAAAATTATCCATTACTTGCTTCCTCGCTTGCCTTTAACGCTGCCTCTAAACCTTTTTTGGCTTGCTCGATCTGTGGGCTAACTTGAGCATGCAAGATGTTCATCATCTCTGCCTTCATTGTAGTTGGCGCCTGTTGTGGTAAATCTAAGATGGCCATCAACACATTAAAGCCTCGAACAGTTAATTCGATTTTAATGCTCATGTCATCTAATACATCAGTTTTATCATTCATTCTTTTTACCTTTCTTTTTGATTGGCCCAAGCACTCTTTCTCTTTCTGCGAGCTTTACTGGGTCTGTGCAATACTGATTTAATTCAAACACTCTAGCGTGCATATCCATCAACTGCCAGCAACGCATTTCATGTAGCATCTTGATGCCAAGTAAAGTGTTGCCTACTTCATCTTCAGTCATTGGTTTTTCTGCGTCACCATGATATTTATAAAATGATTCAAGATCATCAGATGTTTGCCATACTTTATAGATGGCATCTTCCATGTCCCACGCTGTGTATTTTTTCATCTGCCGCACTCCTCTTTAATTTTGTTTGCTATAGATGGTGATCGCTTTTCAATTTCTCTACGAATGTACCACTCTGCCTTGCGTAAGTCTTCCAAGGCATCATCTTTTAAATCAGCGCGCCAAATATATTTGATCGCGTTGCCAAGATTAAAACCCATGTGCTCAGTAATCTGAATACAATCGATGCCTGATGGATGGCTGGTGTAGTGTTTAGGTTTGTTCACTGCGTCGTGCATGCTTTCTCCTTAATTCGCTTTCTACAGCATTTACTTCTTCAATTGTTTCACAAACCCATAATGTTGTTATGTCGGGGTATTGGCTAGTGTCGATATCTTCAACGCCTGTCAATGTTTCAATAACTGGGTAGCCTTTGTAGTTTCTTTCAATAACAAAATGACTCACAGTTTTAGTTCCTTTTTAATAAACTCTACACCTTTTGCAAAATGGTAGCGCCAGTGTTTTTCTGACACACCAATTTCTGTATAAGACAAACCATCTAAAAAACTTGTTAACACAAAACGTTGTTTGACTGGCATGCGTGTTTCAATCAAGTGTCTGATGTCTTCCATGTCTTCGGGATCCCACGGCAGCCAGCCCTCGATGATTTGATTTGACATGCCCTCCGCGTCGTCTTGCTCAATTGGATCTGGATCCTCATCAGATAAGCGCGGCGCAACAGCGTTGAGTTTGTGTTTGGTTTTTGTTCTCATGGCTATACTAATGCAAAATTTAGGGCATTTAGCAGGGCATCTTGAATATTTATTTTGCCCTCTAAAACTTTGACGACGTGCTCGTCGATGCTATTAGACATTACTAGATGGTGTATAATAACTGGCTTTTCTTGCCCTTGGCGGTAAATACGCGCGTTGGCTTGGATGTAGTTTTCCGAAGACCACGGGAGGTCGAACCACACCGTTTGTGCAGTGTCACCAACGTTGCACTGTAGATTGAGGCCGATTCCCCCAGATTG